GAAAACTGGGTTGGTATCTTTCAACAAAAGCAAAGAGTCAATATACTCTTTAGGTAGAAACCTATTATCCTTATAAGTTGTTTGAATTATGCGGCAACCCGCTCTAAAGCTCTCTAAGGCAGGGTTTTCCGCAAAGAACTCAAGATAACACCAATTAGCTTTACTAACTGGATTGAAACTTAATATCAGTTGGCTATTTGCGACTTTCTCCCTAATACGTAAATCAACTTGGTTGAAGTCGTCTTGTGTAAATTCTGTAGCTTCTTCTAGCCATGCATCAGTAATTCCAGCAATAGATTTAAGTTTCTCTTGGTCATCTAAACCCATACAAATAAATGTAGAACCATTAGGTAAAGTAATAGAAAAATCAGTTTTATTTACTTTACATTGATTAAGCAAATGCCAATCTTCTAATGTATCTTGTAATAGTTGAAATGTAGAGTTCTTTGTAGTGCGGTTAACTTTTCTTAAGACTAGCACTTTTCTCTTGCTTTGCATAGCCTTAAATACGAGTTTCTGGCTTACAAACTTTGACTTGCCACTTCCCGCACCTCCATAATAAATTTCATACCTCTTACTGTAATCCTTGAATAAAGGAAGATAGCTTGCATTAAACAGATTCTTCTTGAGAATTATCTTCATCAGCATCCTCCTCAAGTTCTACAACTACTGTATCATTCTGTTCGTGAAGATTCTTTTCATCTTCTTTAAGGCTTTTTAATAGAATGTCTAGTGCTTTTACTCTGTTGGTAGTTGAAATATATTCATCTGCTTTATCTGAAAAAGCTATCTTAGCAAGTTCTTCTGTGACCCTTGTGAGGTCAATGCACTTAGAATCAAATGCCGCTTGTCTCTGTTCTGCAATATATTCCTTAATCTCAGGAATCTTCTTTATATTGCAGAACGCATCAGTTGCGGTTTTCCTATTAGTGCAATTAGGATAAACTGACATATAAGCTGCAGCTGAATCATAACCATTAGTCAACCAAGCATCGGCAACCGCATAATATTTTTCCCATGTCTTAGGATTTATTTTCCTATTGACTGAGGTATAGTTCTTAAAGCTCATATACAGTTCTCCTTTCTTATTCTTCTATTGTACTTAAAAATACAACTACCACTCTTAATAAAAATTGTCCAGTTCTTTATTCTTTAATCTTATCAAAAATTTTCTGATATGTCAAGCAAAAATTTTTTTTGCAAGTCAGGACAAATTTGATTGGAGTAGTCACAAGAATTTTCATATATATATGAAGGGGAAAGAAAAAACCTTCACCCATAATAATATTACATAAACAAAAGGAGAAAATAAAATGACAGAAAAACATTACAACTTGGTTCAAGAGCTATATGCTCAAACATCAGAGGAAACAAAAGCACAGTATGATAAAAAGTCAGGTATCTACTGTATCCTCTGTGATGAAAAAATTATCTATGTGGGGAAATCAACTGATATGCTCCATCGCTTCATTGCACATAAAGCTAATACAATATGTGAAGAAGCAGAAGAATACAATAGACCAAAATATGTTAAAATGCGGGAAGCCCTCTTAAAGGGGCATAATATCTCGTGTAGAGAACTTGAGTTCTGCGATAAAGATGTACTTAGTGCTAGAGAAGATTATTGGATATCCAAATATATGCCTCCTCTTAACTCGATTGTACCAACTATTTATGGTGGTCATTGTAAGAAGTCAATCCGCAGCATTATTTGACAAGTCTAAAAATTTTTGGTATAATATAAGTATAAAATAAATCTATAGTAACTTTGGACAAATGTATATAAAATGTCCACTACAATTTTTAAATATATATGAACAAGAAAAGAGTAGCCAATTTTCTTGTTACCTCCTTTTATAAATTGTAAAAAAGCATTATAGCGAAGACTCGTTGTAGTCATTTTACTAAGAGGGGTAGGGACCTGACCAACCTACCCCTCTTCTCCTTAGCAATTAAGGTGACAAATGAGTCAAAAGAGGTAACAAGAGGTAAAGAGTAAAGGAGAAAAATTATGATGACTTATAGCGAAATTAAAGAAACAATTATTGACCTTAAAAAAGAAGGTATGACTTATAAAGCAATAGCAACAAGAGCTGATATAAGCTATGGAGTATTAAGAAACTTCATGTGCGGTTATCGTGATAATATGAACCAAGAGAACACAGAAAAGCTCACTAAATATTTAGAACAAGAGCTAAGAATGAAAGAAATAATTGCGGGAATGCGGCTTGAGGAGGATTAACCCAAGCCCGCGCGCATATTTAAGGAGAATGGTAAAATGATTTATTTTGAAAAGAGAAAGTATTCTAGGGAAGAAATGGCTAATATCTTCCAATTAGATGCTAAAGATAAAAATTTTAAAGCAAAACTCGTAAGGAGAATGGCTAACCTGGGTTTTGAAGAAGATGATTACATCTATACAAGAAAAGATGTAACTATATTGTGGATTCCGCAAGAACCGCAAGAAAAGATAACTTATTTAGTTAGACTTTTAGGGATTGATAGTCAGGTCAATCCGCATGAATTTGCTATCTTTCTCTATTGCTTAATGCACTTTGAAGAATATAATATGGCACCTTGGCAAGAAAGAGCAGATTTACTTAACATGAATTATGACATCAACGTAACTGAAAGAACATTGCGCAAATGGACTAATAAGTTAATGGAATATGGTGAAATAGTTAAAGATACTTCTAATTTTGAAGTGTGGTGTTCTACAACAATAGTAGATGCAAATGGAGATAAAAAGATTTGTAGAGATGCGGTCAGCGGTGATGAGCAACTTGAAGCTGGGTATGAAGAATATAAAGAAATGAGAACTGATTTATTAAAGAAATATCCTTTTAAGGATGCTCAAAGAATTTTATGGTCAAAGTTTCATTGCTGCTATTATAGATGTTATTCTTTTGTATTTAACGCATGGAGGAGCGGAGATATAATTGATGAACTTTTTGCGGTGATTGAAGATTATATGGAACAAGTTTAATTCTACTACTACTCTTAATACTTTTACTTAAAAGTGTTCCGGGGATATATATATTTATTTTAATATCCCCGGAACACTTTTAAGTAAAAGTATTTAAAGGAGTGGAAGTATTTAGTCTTGATTTATAAGACTACAAATCAAAAGGAGAAAAAGAAAATGAGAGAAATAAATTTAGACTTAGAGGTAATGATTTTAAAGGGATATATTGAATATTATAATACTCATACCTCTTATACAAAAGAAAACTTATACCATGATTATTATGGGGATGATTATAAAGATTGGATGCGCAAAGGTACATTAGAAAAATATTTGGAGAGATAGTATGAAGCGGAAATGGATAGCAATATATAATATAAATTTACAAAATTATTTAGGAGAATATGATATTTTCCCTTATAATAATTATTATTATTACTTAGACGAGCAATTACAAAAGCTCATGGATAGATATACAATAGAAAGATATTTAATACCAAACAAATGCGGTTGCTGAGATTTATGGTAGCTTAAAACTAGATATAAAGAGCCTTAAAGCAAGGGTTGCCGCAATCTAAAAAATTGGGAGCCTCAATTAAGAGACTCCCTTTTCTTTTTACTCTTGATGTCTATTTTCAAGATTACTTAAACGAGCATCAATACGAATTAGAGTTTCATTAAATTTACTTAAAGTATCATTAAACTTATCTAATTGCGCGTACATTTTGTCTTCTCTTGCTGTTGCTTCCTTTTGAATTTCCTCAATTCTTTCATTATAGTCTTTTCTTTGGTTACTAACAATCCAATAGATAAACCAAGCGCAGGCAATTACCGCAACAATAGGAAAACCAACAGTAGAAATAAGAGATGTAATTGTACTAATATCCATGAAGCCTTCTCCTTTCTAACCAAGTTTAATTTTAATATAACTTATTAAGCTCGGATAAATTCTTCAATACATTATCTGTTACAATCTTTTGTGCATCTGTATATTGTTTATATATATCATCAAAAGAAGTTTCAATTCTACCAACTTCTAAGAAACTCTTATCAGGCTGGTCTGGGAATATCACAATCTTCTTGATGCGCAAATCTCTATTTACTCCTTTAATCTCATCTATAATTTTAATAGTATCACCAGTATCAAGAGAAGAAGAAGTCAAACCAACAATTCTAATTTTATATGCGGTTGCGGGCTGTGCTGCGTCTTTGAGCTTGACCTTAGCAACTTTAAGCAAGTCATCCGCGCTTTCTATATTAGTGTTTACATAATACCCCACAATTACTTCATCAGTATAACTAAAGTCCTCAATCCACATACAATTATTATTAACTAATTGAATTGTCTTGCCATCTTTTCCTATTGGTATTAATCTAGTTACTAAATCATAAGTATCTGATTGTACTTTACAATAGCTAAGATTAGTTTCATTAAAGAAGAACGATTCTTTATATTCACCTTTTGTATTCCAAATCTTTATTCTCTTGTTTTTAGTATCGTATTCAACTTCTACATCATATAATTCAACAAGAGAAGAAAGAGCTTCTAATGCGGTTTTGCGGCTGATGCTGACTGTATAGCTACCTTTTACCTCTTGTTCAAACTCATAAGTCCAGTCTGTATCTTCTAATACGATATCTAAGCATTTCTTTAAACTCATATTATAACCAGTTAGACTGTCTATTGATTTGCGAGATAATTTGCCCCATTGTGGCTTACAGTAAACATCATAGAGGTCATTAGTTTCCATATTAACTTCTTTAATTCTATAAAGGTAGTCGTCAATTTCAACTTCCATTTCCTCTTTAAGTCTGCAATCTATATATGGAACTTGAAACTGAGCTGTTTTATACCCAGTTCCAAGCTCTTTAGTGATTTGTAGATTCTTGACTTCAACCGCTTTGATAAACTCATTTTTATCATACAGTTTTATCATCTTTAATACCTCTCTACATATCTTATTTCTACATGAGTAGTAGTATTCTTATTAAATTTTAAGCAATTTAAGCCATTTTTTAATTTAGGCATAGTAGGGAAATCAAATGTACTAATTTTCTCTTTATTATAACTCACTCCAGCTTTGTTAACAACAATAGAATGAGTTGAACCCAATGGCTTTTCTACATAAATTTTAAAATAATCATCGTTAATATAAAAATCAACAAAAGAAGGATTAGTAACAGTAAATTCTAATTCTAAGTCTGCGGTTGCCCCCTTATAGGAAACTTCATGTGAGTCCCAAATCTCCACAGCACCAACACCCGCTTCTATAGCTTCTTCAGGCTCATTATGCGGATATTCTGGTTTATCAGAACTATACCAAACCGCATATACAATCTTATGACTGTAGCCTTCACTTAAAATAGCTAGGTTTGTAGCATCTTCAGGCATGGTTGCCGCGACTCTTTCTTTTATGTTTTCTTCTATTGTTGAATTATCCAAACCTTCAATAGGTAGGATACAATAGCCAAGTCCATTATCCTTAGCTATTGTTTCCTTATAAATCTCTACAATACAAAAGTCTTGAATAGAGATAGAATCATATTGAAGATTAGGATAAGTATTTAATGTCTTTGTCATATTTTAACTTATCCTCCTCTTGATTAGAATGAAGCTATTGCGAAGTTCTTAGTATACAGTTCTTCACCAGTAGCCTTATCCTTAACTATAATATACTGACCTGTTCTACTCTTGCTTGAAGTAACATCCATCTGCCAAAGAGCACGACCCCACTTATCTGTGCCAGCCGCTTTAAGTGTATAATAAGAAGAACTATAATAGCTTAAAGTTAAGGTGCCTTTATAATTAGGTACAGAATAAGCTATAATTAAATCAGTAGATAAAGCAGTAGGTTCAGTACCAGTATCATAAGCACCAGTTGTCCAAGTTAATGCGTTCTCTCCCATTGTAGTTTCGCTGTCAATATAAGACGTACCATAATAGATTAACAAGTTTGGTTCAACTGTTGGCTCTGGATCTGGTATATCAGGAGTAGGATTATCAGGAGTATCTGGAATAGTAGTAGTATCATCTGGAGTATTTCCGCTTGTGCCATCAGTTTTAGACCAAGGTAAATAAGTCATAGTCACCATATCATACAAACCAACATCATAGGTGTTAATAAAACCATTCTTAACGTGTGTATCAATAGGAACAAAATCACGAACTAATTCTTCTTTATAATACACTTGTACTCTTGCTATATCACAGTATCGACCAGTACCTTTTATACCATTTAAAACTAAAAGATTACCAGTTAAAGTAACATTATCAAAAGGAACTCTATCTAAAGTAACACCGTTGAAGATAACGTCTGCGGCTGGTGTCCCTGTGCTCTCTGAGACTAGCCCATACTTCCTAATAGGGGTGTCCGCAATACTTTCTAATGTTTCTATAATAAAGTTCTTTCCGCTTGTAGTTGAGCTATCATAAACTTCATAATCGCGGGCATCTGTTTCATCTTTAAGGTAAACATAAGCATCAGGCACAACTAATGTTAAACTCATTCCACCTTTATAATCTGACTCTTGTTTACTACCAAATAAAGAACCATTACCAGTACTAACATTATTAATAGAGAAGAACCTACCATAAACAACAATACCAATATCTTTAATATCCCAATCCGCACCAACTCCTAAATCAAAGAAGTATTGATTATCAGAGCCAGTAGTAATAACTGTACTAGGATAAGTAGTATCAAGAGGTAAATCAACAAAGCCTTCTAATACAACTCTGTTATAATATATATTCAATTCATCATGCTCTTGTAAAAACTTTTTAGCTTCATCAAGAGAAAAAGAAGGAAAATCATAATCTTCAATATAAATGAAACCATTAGTATCATTATATTTCTTATGTTTATTTAAATCAATTCCTGCGGCAAAGAAGAAACTATTCCAATCTTCAGCTTCTGCATCGAGATTAACCCACACAGACGCGGTTTCCAGAGGTACTAAGCGCTCATCCGCATCAAAACAAACGCTATAGCCTTTCATTGTAGTTTCCCAATTCTCAATATAATTTACTGTTATTTCTTTGAAATTTCCAGTATTATCAATATCAAAAGAAAGAGTAGTATTCTCACCAATTCCCCAATCATTCTTTAATAAATAAGTAACTTTAAATACACCATTTTGAACTCTCTCTGGTGCGGTTGACCCATTTAGAACACAAGGAAAAGATAAATCAATATCATCAAACTTTAATACGCAATTAGCTAATTGAGAAGTAAGTTCACTTATAGATTTATAAGCCTTATCTTCATCTTCATAACAACTAACTAAAAAGGTAAGAGCAAGTGTTCTCCAATCATAGCTTTGATGAAGCACTACACCTTCAGTTGCCCCATCTAACCAATCAATTACACTCTTTATATTTTGAGTGTAGGCAACTCTATCCTTCAATTCTGCATTAAAGTAAGATAATTCAATATCATTTATTTTCATGTCTTATCTCCTTTTTATAGCTTTTCCTAATTCATTCAACATATTGCTATTACTTTCTGCTTTTGTTGAATCTACATCAGGTCTACTTTGCTCTTGTTTATTAGAAGGGACAGGAGTAGAAGTAACCATATCTTTTAAAGTAGTAGTTAAATCCAATTATTTATCCTCCAATCCAAATTTTTTTAATGTTTGCGCGCGGTCTGCCTTATGGTCTCCATCAATCTCGAATGGAG